CAAGCGAGTCCCGTGTGTTCATCTGACATGGCTAATCTCATGAATGAGTTAGGCCTTGAGCTGTTACCAGAGTATTTCAAGGTTCACAACCTTGAAGAATTAATATGCTCGGGAAACGGTGTTCTGTCAGGTGTTCCGAAGAACTGGAAGACTTTACGTTCTATTATAACTGAAGCCGTCTTAAATACCTTTTGGCAAAAACCAATAGGTACAGAGATCAAGCAACGGTTACTTCGTCACGGCGTCAATTTATTTGATCAAAGCCGTAATCGTGAATTGGCCCTACTCGGGTCTCTCACTGGCGAGGTAGCTACAGTTGACGTAAAGGAGGCTTCTAATTCATTAGCTCTAATGTTAGTTTATCTGTTAATAGTTAATCCTGATTGGTTTAATTTATTAATGGAAACGCGGACTGGGACAATAGATATAGGAAGTGAAACTCACGTACTAGAGATGTTTTCATCAATGGGAAATGGTTTCACTTTTGAACTCGAAAGTCTTATATTCTTCGCGATAGCATTAATTGCAACTGAAGAGGAAGGTGGTGATTTAGCCTTGGTAAGTGTGTTTGGTGACGATATTATAGTCCCCACTTGTGCTTACCCGAGACTAGTACGTTACTTATCTGAGACTGGATTCGTCGTGAACAACGATAAATCCTTTCATACAGGTAGGTTTCGTGAGTCTTGTGGCCATGATTACCTCTTCGGAATTAATATTAGACCCTTTTACCTTAAGGATAGATGGACGTATGCTCGGTTAGTCGGTTTTATAAATCATTGCCGACGGATGGAGCATAATTATCCTAATTCGTTTAGACCAGAAACACTCATACTCCTTTATAATTTAGAGGAGTTAATACCGAGTGAATTACGGCTTTACGGACCTGACGGATTTGGAGACGGACATATAGTCGTCTTTGATGAGTCAGAGGATAACTTGCCATTCTATTTAACACCTGCCGTACGAACAAAGAATCAATTGAAGCGACATGGTAGTCGCGACGGATTCACGTTCAGTACTTTTGTAAAGAAGCCCCGTCTTTCTAGGGTTTCTCTACCGAAAGGTGATGCTCTCCTTCCTACGTACTCTATCGACTTGAAACCTCCAAAAGAGATTTTCATAGAAGATGATTACGCGTCAGATCCTATGGATTACCTTACCAAAGGTGACCCGTATCAGATCGGAGGAGGCTATAAGGAAAAGGTTACTAATGTTTACATACTTAATCCCGACACCACTTACGCCCATATAAAGGTTCGCTTCCCAGCGTTCCTGATGGCTTACTCAATCTTTGTGACGAAGTCACGCGACCGATATTTTGGCGCGTTTAGACCGTGTTACTGGAAAGGTAGACATCATTCAAAAGGCATATGTGAGTGTTCTGATTGCATCAATGCATGAAGAGCTTGGGATGTTTCGTGTTATTTTAGACCTATCGTTGGTCACACGTTACTAAAATCGC